ATAGCTTTGAAGCCTTCTATGCAGATATGGGCGATCCGCCCAGCAAGCTGCACCAGATTGACCGCATAGACAACAACGCGGGATATTGGCCCTACAACTGCCAGTGGGCGACACTAACCGAGCAAGGCAACAACAAGCGCAGCAACATAGTTCTTTCGCACTTGGGTAAAACACAGACCCTAACGGAGTGGTCCAGAGAGTTGGGCATAAACTATGAGGCGGCAAAGCAACGATATTACAAATACCCCGACGCGCCAGATGTAGTTCTGTCAGTCGAAAAGTTGAGTTGTGGCCCGACCTACAAGGTTGAAGGCACCGCATACGACAGCTTGTCAAAAGTGGCTAAGGTTTACGGCATGTCCGTTTCGGGTTGCCACGCACGATTTAATTCAGACACCTATCCATCTTGGGTCAAGGTGCAGGGAAGGAAACCCCCATGAACATCAAGCAACAGCTAGACATTCAGGCGCGGTATAACGCGCAGTCATTGGGCGCACCATCACCAGCAGAACCCGACGCGTTCACGCCAGAAACGGTTGACGCCATGAGCAAGGGCGACTTGCGGGACATGGCCGAAGCCCACGGCGTTGAGATCCCCAAGGGAACCAATATTCAGGACATGCGCGGGATGGTCAAAGCGGCCATTTTCACGGGCCTTTAATGGCTGACCTTGCATCATTCCGCGCATACGCCCTTGCAAGGGGCGACAGCGCGCCGACAGCAACAGCGGATGTAGGTGCAGAGGCGGCGCTTGTGCGGGCTGGTGACTACATCTCGGCGGAGTATGTGGCGCGGTTCTTGCCTGCGTTCGTGGACCCCTTGCCAGACGCAGTAGAGGCCGCAACGTATGAGGCCGCGCGGCTTGAGCTGGCAGAGCCTAACGTGTTTTCTAAGACCTACAGTGATGCGGGTGACAAGGTGCTAACAGGCGTTGGCGATATTCGTTGGGAGTTCACCGGGCGCAAGGGCGGATCACAGGTGCCGAAAAGCACGCGGATTGAAGGCATGATGCGGCCATTTATCGGCGGCAACACCAAGACGTTGTTGCGGTCATGAGCGCCGGAGACGACATAGCCGCCGAGGTTCGCGCCGCGATGATTGAGGTGGGCAACGCGACCGGCAACGGCCCGCTCTACTGCACCATCAAACGCAGCACGCCGCGCACTGATCCAGATGATCCGGAAACGCCCCCGCAGTATATCGAGGTTGTTGCATATCAGGGCAAGCGGCATATCAAGGACGACACCGGAACGCTGATCGGCGTCACGATGACCACGCTGAAAATCGGCGGCGGTGTTGTGGAGCCTCTGAAATCGGACTACGTTGCAATCGGAACGCGAGCCGATGATGTGACAAGCCAGACGCGGTTTGAGCAGGTCTCGGACGTTGAAACGCTGGCACCGGCTGGCGTGGCGTTGATGTATACGATCCTCATTGCCGATTAACCCGCCCAGCGCGTCCGAAATAGCCGCGCTGGCGCACTTCTCGCACAGGTGTTTGGTCCAGTCGCACATAGACGCCGGACGCACCGCAGAGGCGTATTGGGCGATGCACATGATTGCGCCGGAAGTGTTCGCGGCATATGATAAACAGATAGAGGCGGCGTTTATGCTGGGCTATGTGATGGCCTTGGCCGCGAAAGACTGACACCCCCAGCAATTCAACGAAACGCCGCATCCGTGCGGCCTAAGCGCGTGGAAGGAAACACCATGCTCATTAACGCAATCGAGGGCGCAACGCGGAGAATTGGCAAGTCGCAAGGTTATATCATGCCGTTTAAGGATCACACCATCGAAGGAATCCCCGCCATGACAACATCATGGCAACCGACGCCCGCCGAGATTGAAGCGATTGTCGCAGGAGCGCCTATCCATGTGACGCTGTTGGGTTCCGCACATCCCCCGATCATGTTGGCGATGGGCAGGGTGCCAGAGTAAATGGCTGTCGAAGCAATCAACAGAGACGCAGGGATTGTGCTGATGTGCGATGGCTGCACTTGGCCTGTGGCTGTGTGGCTGGACGATGATGGTGAGGAATGTGAATCGCAGGACGCTATCCTTGCAGTTGTTGGGCCGTGCAATGATGAATACCGGAAAGAGTTTTGGTTCACTCTTGAGTTGAGCGACTTCCAAAGCGTGGCGGTGCAATAATGGCCGCGAAAACAGCCCAACAACGTCGCATCGAGCAGCTCCTCCGCACCCAAACCGCATCCATCCGCAAAGCCTTCGTCGAGGCGATGGCAAAGGCCAGCGGGGCAATTGACACGGCGGCGCTGGTCCGGATGCTAGAGGCGGGCAACATCGAGGCAGCGGCGCAACTGTTCAGGATCGACAGCGGCGTGATGTACCCGCTCCAGCGCGCTATCCAAGACGCATTCATCGGTGGTGGCTTGGCGGTGACGCAGGACTTGCCGAAGGGCTTGGCGGGGCGCTTTTCGTTCGACGGTGCACATCCCCGCGCTGTGGCATTGGCAACAGAACAGGCGGCGGCGCTGGTCACGAATATCAGCGACGATGCAATCATAAACGCGCGCAAGGTCATTGTGGACGGGCTGCAAAGCAACAGATCGACAAACACAATCGCCAGAGAATTAGGCGGGCGGCTGAAATCAGCGCGGCGCGTGGGCATCATCGGACTGGACGGACCGCAGACTGACCGCATGATAAACCTGCGATCTATGTTGGGTGATCCTGACCGGATAGGCGAATACTTTAAAGACAAGGGCATGAAAACGCCCCGATATAAAGAGGCCAACCGCCGCTTTGACGGCATGGTCCGCAAGGCGATCAGGGACGGCAAGGCGCTCAACCAAGCGGACGCCGACAGGCTGGTTGAGGCGTACAAGACAAAGGCCACAGGCGCGCGGGCAAAACGGGTAGCGGAGGCTGAGGCGTTCAAGGCCCAAACTCAAGGCCGCGACGAAGCCTATGCGCAGATGCTGGCCCGCGATGATGTTGAAGGCGTCACAAAGGAATGGCGGCGCGGCTTTGCAGACGATCCCCGCGAGGATCATACTGCGATGGACGGCACGGTGATCGAGTTCAACGAGACGTTCAATTTTCCAGACGCCCAAATGAAGCACAGCCACGATCCGGCGGGCGGGCCAAAGCACAACGTCAAATGCTCATGTTTCACGTTTTACCGCGTGCGAGTTCCGAAGGGGTAGCCCATGGCAGGCAAGACATTCACGGCGCAGCTAGAGAATTTCGAGAAGCTGACCAAGCAAAACCTGAAATACGTGGCAGTAGAGGCGATTCAGGATGTGGTATCAGAGGCCCAAACCGCACAGCGCGGCATCACGTTGGGCGCGACTTCTTTTGTTGAGGGCAAGATACCCGAAGGTAAAACGAAGAACCTCAAGAACAGCCTGACATCCAACGGCACCGAAGGCGAAACGAGCTATACGGTGGCACTGGGGGCGTATGACATAGGCGACACGCTCACGTTCGCTTGGACCGCGCCTTACGCACTCAGGATGGAGTTGGGGTTTACAGGTGAGGACAGCAAAGGCCGAACCTACGACCAAGCAGGCAGGCACTTCGTCGGCGCTAACGCTCGCAAGTTCCCCGAATTCGTGGCGGCTCGCGTCAAAGAGGTGCAGTGATGAATGAAACCAACATATCCCGCGCTCTTCGCGCCCGCCTGAAAACCATGATCCCCGCCTATCCGATCTTGTACGAGAACCAAGACAAGCCGGACACCATGACGCGGCCATATCTGGCGGTGCAGATGGTGCGGGTATCGCGACGCAACACGACAATCAACGGCAGCGGGGGCGTAATGGCACGCGGGTTCATGCAGGTCACGGTGGTTGCCGATCTGGACCAGTTCAGCGGACCAGCCGAGACAATTGCAGACAACATAGCGGCGCACTTCCCGAAGGCACTTAGGCTCACCGACGATACTGGTGCGGTCACGGTACTGGACGCACCTAATATTATGCAGGCCATGCGCGATGAAAGCGACTGGCGTGTTAGCGTCCAGATTGATTATTGGGCATCATAAGGATCACAACATGAAGAAGTTTTCACCCAAGACAGAACAGCGCGAAGATGATGGTGAGGATGCGCCACAGCCACCAAAGCGCGCAACCCTGAAAAACACCAAAGCCAGCAACGGCGAGATTGGCGCAATCGCCCGGCCGCTGCAAAAAAATGCCGACGCATGGCGCGCAATCGGCTGGATCGACGCCTATTGATTTGCCCCGCCTGCGGGCTGCCCCAAGGGGCGAACGGTAGGCAATTCACTCAACTTTGGACAGCAACACCTCGCCACGGCGGGCCTGTCCGCTTTGCCAAATGAAAGGGCAATATCATGGCTACTCGGAACAACATCGGTAAAACGATCTACTTCTCTACCACGCTCCCCGCGACCAATGACGCGGCGGGCTTCGAGGCCCTCACATGGGTTGAGCTGGAGTTCCCTGAGACACTCCCGCAGTTCGGTGTGACCAACAACAACATCGACGTGCCAGACCTGAAATCAGGCTTTACCAAAGGTACGAAGGGCGCGGCGTCCGGTGTGGACAGCCAAGGGTCAAACCGCATCGACGGCAGTGTTTTGTCGACGGGCCAAGCTGCGTTCAAGACGCTGTGCGACGGCGCTAGCGGGGCGTGTGCGATCAAGATTGGCACAGGCTCCGGCGCTGCTGCTGCTTTGGTGGCAACCGATCCTGTGGAGTACGCGCAGGGCTACGTTCACTCGTACCAAGAGAACCAAGCGACGGACAGTTCTTATGAAGGTTTCGTCTACAACTTCAAGCAGAACGCTCTGACGATCAAAGACGAAGAGCCTGCATAATCAATCCGCTTCGGCGGGTAATCGAGGGGTGGCGGAATGGTTCGCCGCTGCCCCTCACCATGAACCAGAACCCAAGGATTTTTCAGATGGACTTCAACAAGTACAACAGCCGCGCTCATGCCGAAACAGGATCTCCCATGCAGATCATGGACCCGTGGACAGGCGAGCCGATGATGGACGGCGACAAGCCTTGCCGTGTGATCGTGCGCGGCACCGCGTCCAAGTCGGTACAGGCAAACATGCGCGCCAAGCAAAAAGCGGCGATTATGTCTAAGAAGGCCAAGGGCGATGCTGCGGATGATGAAGAAGCGCGCGTTATGGAGGACGTTCACAACCAGCTATGCGAAGGCGCTGCACCCTTCATTGTGGGCTTTGAGAACGTGATGAACGGGGCCAAGCCTGCGACAGCCGAAGACGCCATGTGGTTCCTTGACCTGACATTCCCAGAAATGGGTGTGAAAGAAGATGCGGACGGCGAGGCTGTTCTGGACAAAGACGGATCGCCAGTTTTCGAAATGAAGAACAACCCGTTTGCAAAACAGATCGGTGACTTTGCGGGCAAGCAAGCGAACCGCTTGGGAAACGGGCAGAAGGGCTAAGGCTCTACGCGAAACAGCTTGGCTACCTCCACGCATTCCCAAAAGATCAAAAGCGGTGCCGTCTGGATCAATGGAAAGATGCGGGCGTTACTGACTTTGGTCTGCCGCAACTGGACCCCGAGGAATACATGATCGGCCTGTTTTTCGATCTTGGCCCGACGCGCAGCAACGGCATGACGGAAGGCCCAACAGACTGGGATATTCTGTTGCCATACGCCACAGCCAAGGGGCTGGACGCAGACGACACCAGCATCTTGTCTGATATGTGCAAAGGCTACCATGCCGAGCGCGAAAACGGGACTAACGCGCTGGCGATTGCGCCGGTGGACAGGCCAAAGGCATCCCGTTAGCGGGGTGTCTAAATGCAGACGTAATGCAACATGAAGCGGTTTGGCGTCACTTTATCCCTCGATTGCAGTTCTGGCTCTTTGCCGACGGTTTCACAAATCTGAGCGGCTTTCGTATCTGCGGGTGAAAAGTCGGCCACAGTGTCCAGCGTTGACATGCTGACCGTCAAATAAAACCCATTGAACGCCACAACATGCGCGGGCCGCTCTTGGGCAGATACAGCATAGGGCATGGCAATTAGCGCCAGTGTCAAAATCTTTCTCACGTTCAAACTCTCCATTGGTTCGCACTCAACTTAGGGTCGCGGGCCTATTCACGCAAGGATCAAACATGAGCCAGAATTTCGCTGATCTGATTCTTGGGGCCGATACGACTGGCCTACTCAAAGGCAAGAAAGCCCTTGAGGATACCACAAAGGCGGGCGCGGCTACTGAAAAAGCTGTTGGCGGAACCGAAAAGGGCTTCGTGCGTGCCGGACGTGGCGCAGGCGCTGCCGCGCCACAGGTTGAGCGTTTTAGTAAGGCGACAAGCGCCGCGCAAGGGGCCGCAGTTGCAGCTACGCGGGTTCTTGTCGGACTTGCGGGCGCTTTCGTTTCCATGCAGGCAATCGGCGCCTCTGTGACGATGGCGCGCAGCTTTAATGCGGCTATGGCTGAAACCTCAACGCTTATCGAAGGTACTCCGCAGCAGCTAAAAGAAATCGAGGCTGCTGCGAAATCAATGTCTAGTGAGTTTGGCGGTAGCGCCACCGCGCAGGTCAAAGCATTTTATCAAGCCCTGTCAGCAGGCGCGGACGGTGTGGCTGGGGCGACTACCGTGCTGGACCAAGCGAATAAGCTTGCGGTCGGCGGTGTCACTGATGTGACGACAGGTGTTGATGCGCTCACAACCGCCATGAACGCATACGGGCCGGATGTATTGAGCGCCGCTCAGGCATCGGACGCAATGTTTGTTGCCATGCGGGCAGGCAAAACCACAATCGGAGAACTTTCCGGAAGTTTGGGGCAGATCGTACCTATCGCTTCGTCGGTCGGTGTTTCCTTTGATGAAGTAACAGCAGGCATCGCTGCACTCACAACACAGGGCCTTTCAACGTCTGCTGCGACCACAGGGCTGCGTCAAGTTCTTGCTGCTGTCATTAAGCCCACAAAAGAAGCAACAGACGCGGCGGCGGCGCTGGGTATCGAGTTTGATGTGCAGGCCGTAAAGGCTAACGGGCTGTCCGGCTTTTTGCAGGATGTGATCGAAAAGACAGGCGGTAATGAAGCTGCTATGGCGCAGCTTTTCGGGTCCGTTGAGGCGTTAGGTGCAGTGTTGGCATTCGCGGGCGGTGCAGGCGGGACATTCTCAAACATCCTAGAGGACATGGGCAACAAGGCGGGCGCGACAGACGAAGCCTATATAAAAATGTCGGAAAGCCTAAACCAGCGATGGATAGTTGTCGTGGGGCAAGCGCAGAACGTAGCCTTGAGCCTCGGCAACGCGCTCATCGCGGTGATCGTGCCAGCCTTTGAAGCGGCAGCGCAGATCGCCGGGTTCTTGGCGGGCAATATTGATGTTTTGGGTGTCGCCCTGACCGCTATCGCGGCTACAGCTATCCCCCGCGCCGTTGCGGCTCTTGTGACCTATGGGGCCGGTATGACTGCGGCGGGTGTGGCTACAGGCACCCTGACAGCAGCGGCCACTGCGGCGCGTTTTGCACTGATCGCCCTTGGCGGTCCTATTGGCATTGTCTTTGGATTGCTCGGAGCGGCGGCTGGCGCGTTTCTTTTGTTTGGAGACAATGCTGGGACAGCAGAAACAGCCGCTTATGATGCTGAGGCGGGGACTCAGGCATTAGCTGATGCTCTGGACGCGGTGACTTTGGCAGAGCCAGCTTCTAGCGCCGCTGTGATCGCATTGGCGAACAACAACGTGAAGCTGGCTGACAGCGCATATGAGGCTGCTACGGCAGAGCTGGCGAAGCGTAGGGCTATGCTGGGCGAGGCTGAAGCTGTGGCGGGCGGCGGCCGTTCTCGCAGGGGCGCAATACTGGGCAATGAGCGCCTAGTACGTGAGGCAACAGAAGCCCAAACCGCAGCGGAGAACGCACTGGCCACCGCTATCCGTGATCGCAAACTAGCATCTGAAGATATTGCGATGACGCTGCCGACAGTGGTGCTGGAAACAAACGCCGTGACTAGTTCAACACGAACCGCCGAGGATGCGGCAAAACTGTTGTCGGATACGTTGGCGGGAAGTGGCGGAAGCACGGCGGGCGCTGCTAAAGAAGCTACTAAAGAGCTTGAGGCGATGGCTGACGAAATTAAGCAATTAGAGTTTGATGCAGACCCTCTTAAGAAGTACAACGCTGAGATCGCCAAGTTGGACAAGTTGGTGAGCGCGGGACTATCCGATGGTGCGTACCAAAAAGCCGTTGCAGACCTCAACGAAGAATTTGCCAACAGCGACCCGCTTATCTCGGGCATTGGCGATGCAATCGGAGACTTCGTGGCAGGCGGAATGCGCAGCTTTGGCGATCTGCTGGACAGCTTTAAAAACATGATCAAGCAGATGATTGCCACGGCGATTGCAAACCCGATCAAGCTGGCGTTGTCAGCAGCACTCGGCGGTGGCGGCACAGCCGCCGCCGCTGGTCAGATCGCAACCGCACCGGGCGGCGGTGGTATCCTTGGCGGGCTAAGTGCTGGCGTAGGGAATTTCGTCGGCACGCTTGGCGGCGCGGGCGGTTTGCTTGGCGGAGCGTCTAGCGTGTTCAGCGGGCTTATGTCGGGCGGGCTTGGCGGCGCGGCAAGTGCCATAGGGTCTGCGGTGACGGGCATCGGTTCAGCAGCAACGATGCTTGGCGGGCTTGGCGCGGCCATTGGCGCGGTTGCCCTTCCGGTCGCAGCAGTCGCAGCGGTATTCTCGTTCTTCAAGTCCAAAACCAAAGAGCTGGACGCAGGACTGCGCGTCACTATCGACGGTATGGACACGCTAGTTGAGACATTCAGCACCATCGAAAAGAAGAAGTTTTGGGGTCTGTCCAAGAAGGTCAGCACGTCATTCACTGCGGCGGAGGCCAGTGTCGCTGATCCTCTCGAAGCTATTGTGGCACAGATGCAGGGCAGCGTTCTTGACGCAGCAGGCTCGCTCGGCGTGGGCGCTGAGGCGTATGAGGCCTTTGCGCATGAGGTCCAGATATCTACGAAGGGCTTGAGCGAAGAAGACGCACAGCGCGCCGTGGTAGAAGCTCTGAACGGCATCGGGAACGCGTTTGCTGCACTGACCCCAGACCTTGAGCAATTCATGCGCGAGGGCGAAGAAGCTGGCGATACACTGACACGGCTCGCAAGTGATCTCGGCGCGGTTAATCTTATGATGGATACGCTCGGCCACACACTGCAAGAAGCTACTGTTATCGGTGCTGGTACGGCGTCGGACTTTGCTGCCATGTTTGGCGGTATTCAGGCGATGAACGCAGCAACCACAGCATTTTTCACAGGCTTCTACAGCGAGGCAGAACGATTCGCCACAGCACAACGCCAGATCGAAGCACAGTTCTCGGCTTTGGGTGTCACGACGCCACAAACCCGCGACCAGTTCCGCGCGATGGTCGATATTCTGGATTTGACCACGGAGAGCGGCAGGAGCATGTATGCGTCGCTAGTTTCCCTGTCGAGCGCACTTGATGCCGTCCTGCCCGCCGTATCGAGCTTCACGGCGCAAATTGCGGCGATGGTGGGAGCAATCAGCACGGAGATCGACACAATCATCGGTGAAGCCACGACTGCAATGCGATCAAATGAGCAGGCGGCGGCGCTGTGGTATCGGACAGCCGACACCCTGCGCGGCGTCATCACGGATATGCGCAGCACTGCCGGGGCTTTGATCTCCGGTGCTAAGGCGCGGGAGTTCTCCGAAACGCGGTTTCAGACGCTTCTTGCGTCGGCTATGGCGGGGGATAGCGGCGCGGCGGCAGGTTTGGGCGCGGCGGCTCGCACGCTGCTGGACAACACCAAGGCCACTGCGACAACAGCGCTGGAAGTCGCGCGGGCGGAGGCGCGCGTGATCTCGGACTTGCAACTCGCGGGCGGTGTGTCGGATATCGAGGGCGCGCGGCATGACGTGATCGCTGGACTGATGGGTCAGCAGGTAGATCTGCTTGAGGGTGTGCGCGATGCAATCAACAGCGGTGATCTGTCTGCCGATGATATTGACGGGCTAAACGCGCAGATGGGCGCGCTTGAGGGTGCGATCAAAGCCGCCGAAATGATCAATTATGCGTTCTTGCAGGAGCGCCTTTCGGTGTCGGTTGATCTGATTGCGGACGCAGATATCCCGCAGCCGATCCGCGACCTTCTGGCCAATACTGCCACGGGCATCACCGCGACCATCGACTACATCGTGCGGGCACCTGACCTTACGCCTGATCTGCGGTGGCTGGCGCTGACTGGTACGAGCAGCCATGTTAGCACGTTGGAACTTATCGCAGATGACAGGCTGACCAATGCGCAGCGCCAGATCGCCCTGCTTGACCTTGGAGCGGATACTGCGGTCTTGCGCAATGTGGTCATGCGCGCGACCTACGCGACAGACACGACAGCAGCGCAGCGCAGCATTATTGACGCCATCGGCGGCAGTGTGGACGGTAGAATTACGCTTGGCGGCTCGTTCCAGTTTGACCCGTCAACGGGCTTCCAGACTTGGTATGCGACCACAACGCGCGCAGCAATCACAGTTCCCATGGCGGGACTGCAATTAAGCCTAAATGCACTGGCGGACCAAATCCGCGCGGACATGGCCGACCGTGCAGCAGCAGCCGCGCGCGCCCAGTATCTTGCGGGGCTTCAGGCGCAACTCGGAACGGTAGCGGGCACACGTCAGACTGCAATTGACGAGGCCGCAGGCGTAATGGGTCAGATCCGTGATCTTGAAGCGCGGACTGGCGTGGATATCCGCAACGGGTCCAGCGATGCGGTGATGGGTTTTCACGCAGGGGGTAACGTGAACTATCAGGCGTCTCACGTCAGCTACAGCAGCGGTTCTGATCTTGCAGGGTTTAATTCCGCGTTCCGAGGCCCGAACGGACTTGAGGCGCAACTGATGGCCCTCGGGCAAATTCCAGCGGCGTACAATCAGCAGATTAACGGACTGCGCGCCCAGATCGCGGGAATGGGGGCGGTGCCTGCATTCGCTACGGGCGGAACGCACATGGGCGGTTTGCGCATGGTTGGCGAGAATGGGCCTGAGCTTGAGGTCACAGGGCCGTCCCGCATCTACAGCGCGCCACAGACACGCGCGATGCTTTCGGGCGGTGATAACGCTCGACTTGAAATGCTTGTCGAAAAACTCACGATGGAGGTTGCACGGATGCGGGACGAAAACACGCAGCTTGCGAAAAACCGAGGCACTGACCTGCGCCGGGTTCGCCTTATCGAAGAGCGCCGCGCTGCCGCAGAGGAGCTTCTATGACCGCAATTATGGTAATTCCCTTTTCTTTGACGGACGGTAACCTTGTGTCCAGCAACGTGCCCGAAACGGACTATCCTGCGTGGGTGGTCGGCACAACATACGCTCAAGGTGATCGGGTTATTTCAACGACAACCCACAAAATCTATGAGAGCGTGTCCGCTGGCAACACGGGCAACGATCCAACTTTGTCTGCCAACGTTCCGACATTTTGGTTGGTGGTCGGCAGCACGAACCGATGGCGCGCTTTTGATACATCTCTGGGCCAAAGCGTCACCAACCCGGATACGATTGAGTACGTTCTGACCACACCTCAGCGGCTCGACAGCGTGGCATTTATTGGACTGGTCGGAACATTTGTTAGGGTGATAGTCAAGGACGGATCTTCAACGGTTCGATACGACATGACACAAGACCTGCTCGACGTGGGCGGCATTACAAGCTGGCTGGACTTCTTCTCGTATGACGGCAGCTATGATCCCGAAATCGTGCTCAACGACATCGGCGCGCTGTCTGGCTTCAGGGTCGAGATCACAATCTCGACAGTCGGAGGCACGGCTCAGGTCGCGGAGATTGTCGCAGGAAAAGTCGAGTCGCTCGGCACGATCCTATCTGGAACGCGCAGTGGCTTTACAGACTACAGCCGTAAGGAGATTGATGACTTCGGGAACATCACCATCGTGAAGCGTCCCACTGCACGACGAGCAGAATGGGAGTTGTCTTTCGAGACGAGGGCAAACCGCCGTATTCAGCGCGCACTTGAAGACGCTAGAGGCGCTCCCGCTTACTTCTACCCCGGCCCTGAAATGACTGACTTCTACGTTAGCGTGTACGGCGTGGTTGATGACTTCTTTCCTGCGCTTGAGGGCGGCGGAACAACACAAGCGACCCTTTCAATAACAGGAGCAACCTAATGCCTCGGCCAGCGACATTTGTATTCCCGAACGATCCGCCTGTTTTGGGCGACCCAGACTTTGCGGCAGACGCGCAGGGATACCTTGGGGCGTTCCCCGATCTGTTGACCTACGTTGAAGAGATGGCGGACTTTTTGCAGACGGACTTTGCAACCGAGCTGGCAAACGGTTCGGCGGCATTGCCATCTATGGCCTTTGCAAGCGACCTAAATACTGGTTTCTATCGCGTGGCAGCGGATCAGATCGGTGCATCGACGGGTGGGGTGCGCAGGCTGCTTCTTTCTACGACCGCTTTTCAGGTCGATGTGCCTATCACGGGTACGGCTGTTGTGGCCAACAGCACTGACGTTACTGCGGGCCGCCTACTGACAACAGCCGCAGGACCAGCGCAAGCATTCAGGCGCGGCAACATCGTCGGCACCGTCTCTCAAGCGGCTGGCGTGCCGACAGGGGCAGTGATCGAGAGAGGCTCAAACGCCAATGGACGTTATACCCGCTGGGCAGACGGGACGCAAATTTGCGTGAAGAGCATTACTGGACAAGGGCCGATTAATATAGCTTTTGGCAGTGGGTTTCGTTCTAACGCAATTACGATAGGTTCTTGGGCGGCGGTATTTTCGGAAGTGCCTGTGAGGATGCTATCAACTTCTGAAGCTACCAACCTTTCGTGTTCAATCGAAGGATCTGGACCGGGAAGCGTCTCAAATGGTGGGTTTGCGCTATTAACGAGGTATGTAACCACATCATCCACAGCTTTCGTCGTTGACGCTATGGCTGTTGGCCGTTGGTTCTAGAGAGGAACAACACATGAAAATTACGGTACACCTATCCGCCGCCCTGCCCGGTCAGCCGGATACCACAATGAGCGTGTCGGGCGACGTGGCGACTGTTAGCGGCGTGGCCTACGATCTTTCTGGGGTTCCGGAAGGCGGCTCTGCGGTGCCCGGTGGTGATCACCCCTTTGTGGGCACAATCAAGCGCGTCGGCGGGCAGATCGAGGTGTCGGTTCTTTGGTCTTACGATCCGGCCACCGCCTCACCAGATCAGGGCAGCGAGCATCCTGTTTTTGTAACCACGAGCGGCGCGGTTCCCGACCCCGTGCAGCGTTTGGAGGTGCAGCAATGACTTTCTCCCTGACCATCACAACGGCGGCGGAAATCGACGCCCAAGAACAGCGGGCGCGCAGCGATGCCGTCACGGTTGAGCGCGACCGCAGGCTTGCGGCGGGGGCCGTTGTCGCCGTCACAGGCTACGGCGATATTCCTGTTCAAGGTCGGATACACGACCAAATCAACCTGATCGCACTTGGAGACACGGCACGCGACTTGATTGAGGCCAGCATCTCCGGCGCGATCATCCCGTTTCGGGACGGTGACAACGTGATGCACATTCTCACGCCTCAGCAAGTTGCGGAACTAACGCGAAAGGGCAAGGCGGCGGCATCGGCGATCTACGCAGCGGCATGGGCGATCAAAGACATCGCTGAAATTCCCGCAGACTTTGCAGACGACGCAAACTGGCCTGCCTAAAACCGACACAGAAGGCCATAAGGCCATGTAAAGCCCGAATGTAGTACGGCGTAAGGAAAAGTATGAGCGAGGATGATGTGCAAGTGGGTCAAAAAACCATGCGGCAACACTTGGTGGCAGCGGCGCGGGACATTCTCGTTTTCACTGCGATGTTTGGAGTTGTGGGTTCTGCGGTGGGTGCGTTGCTGGCTCCCTATTGGTTGCCGTTTCGAGACTTGCCGATTGCAGTGAGTGACTTGGGCAAGACGGTTTCGCAGGTGCAGGCGACACTGACCGAGCTGCAAAGCCCCAAGGTGATAGACGTGGCGGGCATTGGCTTGATTGTCGGGGAAAATACGGTGCATCGCGGCGACACGCTGACACTGTTCTACATGCTTCGCCGCAACATTACATGCGTCACCAGATACAACCGCAACTTTTTCAACGTCAACACGGCAACGCAGTTCAACGGCGGGTCATTCATCGCACAGCAGGCACCGGTCACGACTGGCTTTATCCCGTTCAAGATCGAAGTGACCATCCCGATGGATATGCCCTACGGCGAATATTCATACATTCCCGTCGCCACGCCGATTGAGTGCGGGATTTACGAGCCAATCGTCATGCACCCGACTGAAACATTCAGCGTAGTGCCGAAAGGATAATCCGATGGACAAGGCAGCATTTTACAAGTCGCTTCGGAGGCGCGAAAGCGGTGTGTTCGGCACACGCCTTTCGCAGTCTCAGGTGAATGGTATCGAGGGCATCCTGACGGCGTTTGAGCAGGTCGGTGACGGCAGGTCCAGTACGTTGGCTTATGCACTTTCCACGGCTTACCATGAGGTCGGCGGGCGCATGGTTCCGGTGCGTGAGGGCTTTGCCAGCACCGACGCGGGCGCACGGCGGGCCGTAGAGGCTTTGGCGCGCAAGCGTGGGCCTAACAGCAACGTCGCAAAGTATGCCAAGCCACAGCCGCCATACGGCCATGTCTATTACGGGCGCGGCCACGTTCAGTTGACTTGGTTGGACAACTACCGCGACAGCAGCGCGGATGCGGGCGCGGATCTAGTCAAGACGCCAGACGCCATGCTCGATCCGGCCATTAGCGCCCGCGTGATGATCAAGGGCTTGCTTGATGGCCGCTGGAACGGTCGCGGTCACGGCCTGCGGTATTATCTGGACAAAGGCGATCTGGAAGGCGCGCGGCGCACGGTCAACATCACTGATAAATGGGCGGTTATTGCAGGCTACTACCGCGCGTTTCTGGCTGCAATTGAGGCAGGCGGTGGCGTGAGCGCAAAGCGTCCCGATCCGGTCCCGCCGATCATGCCCGCACCCGCTGACACAGACGCTCCGTTTACTGAGCAAACATCACCGCAGCGCCCTTGGTGGGTCGCTCTGCAAACCCTTTTCTCTGCAATCTTTGGAGGCAACAAATGAAAAACGATATCAACCCGCCCGCCGTGTCGAAAATCAACTGGACCGCGCTTGTGATGGCTCTGATCGGTGTTGGTGCAGCGCTGGGGGTTATCCCCGAAGAACTGAAAGAGCCTGTGACCGAAGCAGCGCTGATTATCGGCCCGATGTTGGTTGCCACGTTCCGCACATGGTTCACGAAGCCATGAGGCTCGGACCCACAGGCGTGGGCGTTGTCGTGACCATTTTCTGGGGCGCGGTGCTTCTGGTGATCTCCCTTGGCGCGTGGAAACTGCTGATATGATCCGACTTGTCTTCATAGCCGCGCTTATGGCAGGCATTGCCGCCGCAAGCGTGTGGCTGTATTCGCGCGGGGGTGACAACGCCCGCACCGATCAACTCGAAAGGACACTGCAAGATGCTGACACGTTCAACGAAGGCGATGGCACTGGCCCTGAGTGCAGTGGCCTTGACCGGATGCTGGCCCGATGCGGAATCGCCAACTAAGGGCGTTCCCTGCGTCGTACTTAAACCAAAGACCGACGCGCTGCGGGCGGGCATCATTGCCAACCCTGACACAGCCGAAGCCGTGGCAACCCCGGCGGCTGACATTGTGCTAGGCACCGAAGCCGTCTGCGGAAAAACACAATAGCCCATTGGGCAACCATTAAAGGAAATCGTTATGGCTTATTTAAACTCCGAAGCACTCGACCAAGGACTTGATTGGATCGACACCAACGGCACCCGCCTCGATGTTTGCTCTCAAGAGCCTGCAACCTACGCTGAGGCGACCAGCACCTATACGCTGATCACTGCGACCGTCAACACAGGCTCCACGGTGAACAGCGCCACGGGCCGCAAGGTCACTGTGCCCGCAGTCTCAGCGGCCACCGCCACAGCGACAGGCACAGGCACGCACTGGGCCTTGACAGACGGCACGGGTGTTCTGGTGGCCACTGGCGCTCTTTCAGCGTCTCAGGCGGTGACGTCAGGCAGTGATTACGACCTTGCCGCTTTCGATATCAACTTCCCCGCCGCGACATAAGCCCGCCGTAAATATCTGCGCAAAGGACGTATCATGCCAAGAGCACTTACCATCGAAATCGTCACGGATAAGCCTGTAACGCAGACCATCTCCGTTCGTCGCGCAGAGACCTTGCGGATCACGCTGTCTCAAGAGGTCGCATCAGTTGCGCTGACTATCAGCCCAACGGCTGGGGGCGAACCAATTGTAGAGATCCCCGG